AGCGCGCCCACATCGCCGCGGTCAAGGAAATGGACTGCGGCGTTTGCGGAGCGACGGGCCCGAGCGACGCTCACGAACTGAAGCAGGGGCAATGGTTCACGAGCATCCCGCTGTGCAAGGACTGCCACCAGGGATCTTTCAACGGAATCCACGGCCAGCAGCGCATCTGGAAGGTGCTGAAGAAGGATGAGTTGTCGGTGCTGAACGAGACGATAGAGAGGGTGGTGTACGGATGAAATACGCCCGACGCGCCGATGGCAACCAGGCAAAGATCGTCGAGGCATTGCGCGCGGCCGGCTGCCGTGTGGTGCCCACTCATACGATCGGCCAGGGATTTCCTGACCTCATAGTCGATTACCACGGCCGCACTTGCCTGATCGAGATCAAAGACCCGACGCAAGACCTCAACAAACGCAAGCTCACGCCCGCGCAAATAGAGTTTCACCGCATATGGACTGGGCCGCTTTACGTCGTCGAGACACCAGAATTCGCGGTGCTTTGCGCGACCGGCAAGCCAATGGAGAAAGCAGCATGCCCTTAACCGACTGGATCCCCTGCAAAACTGCGCCCGTGAGAGACGGCTGGTACGACGTGCAGCGAAGGTTGCTCTGTGGCAGCGCGATTGCACCTGTTGAGCGAGTGCGATTCGCCAGCGGTAAATGGGACTGGAGAGCGTCCGAATCGAAGATGTCGGTATGGGTAGGGATGGACTACTGGCGCGGCGTGACTGAGGAGAGCAAGTGATGACGGGATTCGTATGGTTCATGGCGTTCGCGTCGCTATGCGTTGGCAACGGTGGAACAGCGTTGGTCTGTTTCATCGCGCTAGCGCTGCATTACTTAGGCTGACCGGAGAAAGCATGAAACTCTGCAAAGACTGCAAATACTTTCAATCCAATGACTCGTACACCGGATTCCCTTTGTGTACACATGTCAATGCGCCGGTGAATCCGGTATGGGGACACAAAGACGGGTCGTGTCAACTGATGCGCAGCCCTAACTGCCTGATCGCCAATTGCGGCCCTGATGGAGACTGGTTCGAACCAAAGCAACCGCAGCAAAACTGACCGCTCGCCATCTGCGCACGATGGCTTTCAACGGGGAATGAGCATGAAAGTACGGCAACGCATCAGGCTGACGCAGAAACGCCGCTGGCGTCCGTCGCTATGCGATCTGGTTAGCAGAACCATCAGAAAGAACCTGCCTGACCTGCTCGATACGATGGCGAGACATAACCCGCTGTTTCAGCGGCTGCAACGAATAGACGGCTGACATATTAATCGGGGAATCACATGCGACCACGCAAAAACCTACTTGTCCTGTCGCCCGATAACCTCAAGGCGAATCTGATCCCCGGTCGCCTCTACACGACGGCGAAGCTTTCATGCATGTTCGACGCTTCGCCGTCCGCCATCGCCGAAGTTCTCATTACGCTCGAAGCATCCGGCATCGTCAACACCTCCCAGCCGATCTGTGGCCGCGCGCGAGACATGAGACCGGAGCGCCGCATCTACTGGATTCCGCTCTACACCCGCACCGATGTCGCCGCGCGCCGGATTGGCCCGGCTGAATCCAAAGCCGAACTCACAGGTTATGACCTGACACGATTCCAACGGCTTGCAATGACCTCTCGCCGCTGAGATTGGCGCTATCTACAATTTTCGGCATCCACCTGATGGAAAACTGGCGATGCTGAGCCGCGAGCAGATCGAGACATTAATGCGCGAGGGAGCCGAGGCTTTCGAGCGCGGCATGTCCAAAGGCAATTGCCCTTATCCGGTTCTAAGCACGCCATTCGCAACCTGGATGCGTGGCTATCAAAACGCGGCCTACGGGGCTGCACAACTGGAGAAGCACCATGTCTGATCCCGTCGCAGAGGCAGCAGCACAATTGGCCGAACAGGCAGAACAGACGCAGGAGGCTGGCACGGCCACTGTGGGGGAGTCCAATGTTGCCGCTGGTGCGGCTGTGACACCCGCTGGTTCGGATGCTTCTGCGAACGTCGCTGGTGGTGACCTCCCAAACGCTGCACCGGCTGCGGTCGAATCTACAACCGAGCCGGGCTCTGCACCGTCTGCCGATGGCGCAAATACCACGTCGCCCATCGCCGAAAGTTCCGTTGAGCCGCTGCATGTTCGCGTAGCCGCGCATCTCGAAGCCATTTTCCAGATGGTCAAGATTGACGCAGAGCGCGCACCGACAGAAGCCGAGTCGCACGCCGAGCACGTCAAGACGCACATCGGCGACGTGCTGCACCGGATCAGCAATGGCATGGCAGTCGCTGAGGGCGAGCTGGTGCAGAAGCTCGAAGCGCTGTATCGGATGCTGTGAAATGGCTGCCCGTCTCCGCAAAACGCATCAGGAGGAAGTGCGCACCAAGATTCAGGTGAGTCAGCTTCTGAACGTTTTGCAAAATCATGCACTTGGTACGTTGGAGGAATTGGCGCCGACGCGCCTCCGCGCCATCGAAATCCTGCTGAAGAAAACACTGCCCGACCTGTCTCAGACCGAGCTTACAGGCGCTGATGGCGGGCCGATCCAAGTTGAGCGCGTGCGACTGAAGATGACTCCGGTACAGGAACTGCCGGAATGAACGACGAGCGCGACCACTTCGACGAACGATTGGGGAACAGCCGCATGGGTACGCAAGCGAAACCGCATCTTCGAAAGTTCATGGGTGGATGGTGCTGCTTTCTCAGGGTTGCTGATCTCGGCTATCAATGGGTTGGCATTGGCGCAAGTATGCGCGGCGCTTATGACGACTGGTGCGAACGACCGTTGCCATGAATGCCGATGAGATCGAGATTCCCCACAACTGGAGCCCACGCATCTATCAGGGGCGGCTCTGGAACGCGATGATCGGCGGCTGCAAGCGCGCCATTGACATCGCGCATCGTCGCTGGGGCAAGGATGACGTGTGCCTTCATTGGACGTGTCTTGCTGCCCATGATCGTATCGCCAGCTACTGGCACATGCTGCCCATGGCATCGCAGGCACGTAAAGCGATCTGGGAAGCCATCAACCCGCACACAGGCCGCCGCCGCATTGACGAAGCGTTCCCGCACGAGCTGCGCGCCAGCACGCGGGAAAACGACATGATGATCAAGCTGAAGTGCGGATCGACATGGCAGGTGCTCGGCTCGGACAACTTCGATAGCCTGGTCGGTTCGCCGCCGGCGGGTCTCGTGTTCTCCGAATGGGCACTGTGCAATCCGGCCGCATGGGCTTATCTCAAGCCGATTCTCGACGAAAACGGCGGCTGGGCGATGTTCATCACGACGCCGCGGGGAAAGAACCACGCCTACCAGATGTATCAGATGGCGAAGAACAACCCGAAATGGTTCGCCGAGGTCTCGAACGTCCTGAAAACGGGCCGTTTCTCGCGTGCTGAGCTTGAAGAGCAGCGCTCTGAATACGTCGCCATGTACGGCGAGGATCAGGGCAACGCGATGTTCGAGCAGGAGCTGATGTGCAGCTTCGACGCCGCGATCCTGGGTGCCTACTACGGCATGGAAATGAGCGCCGCGGAGAACGAAGGGCGCATTACCAGCGTTCAGCATGATCCGGCGCTGCCTGTCTACACGGCATGGGACTTGGGACGGACGGACGACACCAGCATCTGGTTCTTCCAGACGCATTGGGGCGAGATTCGCATCATTGACCACTACAAGGCGAGCGGGAAAGACCCGAAGCATTACGCCGAGGTCATTCACGGCCGGAAGATCGAGGTATCAGAGTATGGCGAGAACGGCAAGCCGGTGAAATGGAAGCTCGGCGAACCGATTCCCGAACATGCTCACCATATCGCCTACCGGTACGGTCGGCACTGGCTGCCGCACGACGCGCGCCCCAAGAGCTTCGCATCGCCGCGCTCGGCGATCGAGCAACTGAACGATTTCAACGTCAAGTCGTTCATCGTGCCTAGCCTCAGTGTTCAGGACGGCATTCAGGCCGCGCGCGCCACGCTCAAGCATTGCTATTTCGATGAGAAGCGCTGCGAGTTCGGGATCGAGTCGCTGAAGAACTACCGTCGGGAGTGGGATGAGGACGCGAAGATCTTCACTGACAAGCCGGTCCATGACTGGACGAGTCATGCCGCAGACGCGTTCCGCTACATGTCGCTGGTATGGCGCAATCCTGAGAGCGAAAAGCCGGTCGAGAAGCCGCGATTCCTGCATGACATGACGGCGAATGAAATCTTCTGGCCGCAGCAGAACGCCAACGCGCCGGCTCGGGAGCGCATCTGATGTACAGCACGAACGATCTTCAGAAGCTCGTGCAGATGCTGTCATTTCTCGGCTATTCGCCGAGTCCGGTTTCGTGGGGCGGCGGGGCGGTAAGGCCGGCATCACCGACGCTCTATCAGCAATGGTTCGACACAGCAATAGGGCAGCCAGTGTGGTGCACACAAACATCGCCCGCTATATGGGTTAACGCTGCCGGGGTGCAGGTATGAAGCGGATTTTTCTAATTGCTCTCGCGCTGGTAAGTGGAATCTGCTCGGCGCAGACCTTCAATGTCAATAACCTCGCGGTGGCGGGCACGTCTACGCATACCGGCGCGGCGACATTCTCTATCCGGCCGACGTTCAACGGGAACACGCCGTGGGATAGCGGAAATTTCAATCCGTCGAGCTATGCAACGCTGGCTAGCCCTGCATTCACTGGTGTTCCTGTAGCCCCCACGGCAGCGGTCGGCACGAATACCACACAGGTTGCGACGACAGCTTTTGCAAATAGCGCTGCGCAGAATCCATCGGCAGTCAACGTTGCTTACCAGAACACATATGCACCCGGTGTTCGGGCGCCGCTGTTTATCTGGCAGAACCCGAATGGATCGACTGCGGCTGGGTATAACTCCGGCCTGCAAATATGGATTGGCAACAATCCAACTGCCACGCCCGGAGCGAACGATACTGTCGCCTCTACGATGGCAGTAACCAATGGGAATAACAGGTTCAACCTGTGGGATCAGAATCTTCTTGTAGGGTTGTGCGGTCCCGCCGAAGGGTGCTCGACCAGTGATTATTTGAATGGCCCTGTGACAGGCCAGGAGATCGATGTTTATGGTTCTGCTTCATGGACGCCGACGAATAGGGCATTCAACCCTACGGTTGGAACCTATCCAATAGAAGGTCAGCAGGTCTACTGCCAGGGCCCGCAATACTGCACGACAGCCTATTCAGCATGGTCTACCGCTTCCAATGGCTCTAACTGGTGGAAAGAAGGGATAGCTCTAAACCGGATAGCCGATATCGGTCTGCATTTCGTCATCACGCCAGGGGATACGGGGGCATCTTTCGGCACTGCGGCAATTCAGGATGACAGCAACAGCGTTAATGTCATTGGTGTTGGAAGCGGCACGCATACGAACATTCTCAGTGCCCCAAACATCACCATCAAGAATTCCGGTGTCGTCATCCCTGGCTCATACAACGTCGCGACGCTGCCCACATGCAACGCTGGCATTCAGGGTGGCATTGCATATGTGCATGACGCGAGTGCCCCGGCCTATAACTCTGCGCTCGTGGGCGGCGGAACCGTCGCTGTCCTCGCGTTTTGCACTGGCTCTGCGTGGACTGCTCACTAAGGAAACGACTATGAAAGCTCTTATTGCATTGCTGGCGTTCGTTGCATCAACTGCATTTGGCACGACGCTTAATCCTGTTCAACTTCTCAATCCTGCTGGATCGACTAGCGGACAGGCGATTGTTTCAACGGGCGCATCGAGCGCCCCAGCCTGGGCAAATGTGGCCGCTACGGCGCTTGCAGCGCAAGCTGCAAATACGGTGGTGGGGAATGCTACTAGCTCAAGCGCGAGTCCCACGGCAATAACCGTGACGGGTTGCAACGGTGCCGCACAAGCCCTGCAATGGACGAATGGGTCTGGATTTGGCTGCAATTCGGCAATCGCCACGTCTGGAGCAAACAGCAACATCACCAGCCTTAACGCGCCGGCTCTTGGTGCCGCGACTGCAACGACCGCTGCGGCCACCACAAACACCACCCAGGTCGCCACGACGGCGATGGTTAATTCAGCGATTACCGGCGGCAGTCTTGCGGGCACTTTCACGAAACTGGTCGCAAGCGGAAATGATGCGCTCAACTATTACACCGTTTCCGGTCAAACAATTGCTTCATCGACAAATGTCACTCTGACCGGCTACACGAAGGTATATGACAGAGTCAATTTGAACTTTAATGCCTCGACTGGAACATTTACTGCACCTTCCGAGTGTTCAGTGACCTGCTATTACCAGGTTTCGGGGCAGGTCGTTTATGCGGCTGCCGCTGGGGTAGTAAATGCCCAATATTCTGCAAGCGTTGTCGTCAACGGATCTCCGGTATGCAACGGTCAGGTATTTCAACAAAGTACTGGCACCGAGGCTATTACAGTTCCATTTAGTTGTACGGTTGCAGTCACTAACGGGCAGACGATACTGATTCAGGCATTTCAGAACACTGGAGCAAGTAGAACTCTCGGGACAATTGCTAATACCAATATGCTTTCCATTGCCCGCCTTCCTTAAAGGAATTGCCATGAACCACACCACAGCAGGCTTCACCTACAAGCAGATCAGTGCATCGGGCAACGTGTGCGCGGTTGACGGCGTTCTCGCGGGGATCTTCGTGAGTTCGACCACATCGGGAACCGTCACCATCTACGACGACGCCGCGACGGGCACCACCACGAAGATGGTCGATACGGCGACGCTCGCGCTCGGCTGGAATCCGATGCCGTTCGCGTTCTCGAAGGGCTTGAACATCGTCGTCGGCGGAACTCTGTCGGCAACTGTCGGCTTTATCTCGGGCTGAAATCATGACTGAAGCGCGCGCACAGGGCGACACGCAGCTCTCGACCGACAACACCGTCACGCGATGGGTGAAGGAGATCGAGCTATACGAATCCAAGGCTTCCGAATGGGAGACCAAGGCGAAGAAGATCCTGCGCCGGTACAAGGACGAGCGTAACGCGCGCGAGACGAAGGAAAGCCGCTACAACGTTCTGTGGTCGAATATCCAGACCCTGCTGCCCGCGCTCTATTCGAAGAACCCGAAGCCTGATTTTCAGCGCCGGTTCCTTGATGCCGATCCGGTCGGTCGTGTGGCGTGTCAGGTTCTGGAGCGTGCGACGAGTTTCACGCTCGACAAGGAAGATTTCTTCCTGACCGCGCGCCAGTGCGTGACCGATCGCCTGCTGCCGGGTCGTGGGACGGTCTGGATTCGCTATGTCCCGCACTTCGCTGAAGGTGGCGAGGGCATGCTGGGAAACGAAGGCCCGGAAATCGACGACGACGCGGACGCCAATCAGGCGCCCGACGTGCCGCAGACCGCATCCAGTGGCGAGCCCATCGTTGATGTCGAATATGAAGAAATTGACATCGATTACGTCCACTGGTCGGACTTCGGACACACCATTGCACGGACCTGGCAGGAAGTGCGCGCTGTGTGGCGCATCTGCTATCTGACGCGCGAAGAGCTGGTTAAGCGCTTCGGAGCGGATAAAGGCCGGCGCGTTCCGCTCGACTACAAGCCTGAGGATCTGAAGGGGCAGGAAGTCACGGAATACCAGCAGAAGGCCCGGATTTACGAGATCTGGGACAAGAGTACGAAAAAGGTCTATTGGCTGTCCAAGGGGATGATGTTCGAGCCGCTTGACGTGCGCGACGACATGCTGGGGCTTGAGGATTTCTTTCCGTGCCCGCGCCCGATGCTGCCGAACCACGCGAACGACACGGTTATCCCGATCCCTGACTACGCGATGTATCAGGATCAGGCGAACCAGCTTGACGATTTGACCTCGCGCGCGAAACTGCTTGCAGACGCGCTGCGCGTGGTCGGCGTCTACGATTCGAGCACGCCCGGTTTGCAGCAGCTTCTGTCGGGCGGCTATGAAAACCGGCTTGTTCCGGTTGATTCGTGGGCCGCATTCGCTGAGAAGGGCGGTATGAAAGGCGCGGTCGAACTCCTGCCGATGGACATGATTGCGCAGACGCTCCTGAGCCTCTACGACACGCGCGAGAAGGTCAAGCAGGACCTTTACGAGATCACCGGCATGGCAGACATCATTCGCGGCTCGACGGACCCGGATGAGACCTACGGCGCGCAGAAGATCAAGAGCAACTGGGCATCCATCCGGCTCGTTGACATGCAGGCTGAGGTTCAGCGCTTCGCTCGGGATGTCGTTGTGCTGGTGGCTGAAGTCCTGGCGAACCAGTTCGACATCAAGACGCTTGCCGAGATTTCCGGCTATCCGCTGATGACCGCGCAGGAGAAGCAGATCGCGCAGATGATCCAGCAGGCAGGCGGCCAGCTTCCCGACGATATGGAAAAGCCGTTCAGCGAACCGACGTGGGAAGAAGTCGATAAGCTCTTGCGCGATTCAAACATGCGCCATTTCCGGCTCGACATCGAAACCGATTCAACGCTGAAAATGGATCAGATGCAGGAGAAGCAGGACCGCACGGAATTCCTGACGGCCGTCGGCGGCTTCCTGAAGTCTGCTGAAGGTGCCGATCCTGCGCTGATGCCGCTGCTGGGTCAGATGCTCATGTTCGCTGTTCGCGCGTTCCCTGTTGGCAAGCAGATGGAATCCTGCCTGCAGGAGACTGTTGACGCGCTTGAGAAACGCGCCAAGCAGGCGATGCAGAATCCGCCGCCTAACCCGGCCCAGATCAAGGCGCAGACGGATATTCAGATTGCGCAGGCGAAGAATCAGAGCGATCTGCAGCAGAATCTTGCCGAGATCCAGGCGCGCGTCAAAGCGGACGAAGCCGAGCGCGTTGCGCAAGCTCAGGCGGACGCCGCAGAACGTCAGGCGCAGATGATCGCGGATCAGGCAAAGATGCGCATGGAGGCACAGCTTGAGGCGATGAAGGCGCAGCAGGACGCGCATCTAGAGCAGCAGCGGATGATGTTCGAAGGCCAGATGAAATTGCTGCTGGCTAAGATCGACGCTGCCACGAAGATCGAGACCGCAGAGATTGCGGCCGGCGCGACGCTCGACGCCGCCGAGATCAGCGCGGCGAATGCTGCTACCTCGGGGGAATAATGCCGCTCTACAGTTACCGTTGTCCGTCGTGCAATTCAACCTGCACTGAGTTTCGCAAGATTGACGAGCGTAACCAAGTGCCGAAGTGTGAATCTTGGATCATCCTTGCTGATACTCCCGGAGAATCACAGGAATGTGGCGTCGAAATGGAGCGCATCATCGAAGCGCCCATGGTCGCGCCCGACATCGGCCCATATCAGGCGGTCGCAATCGATGTCGCAACCGGCAAGCCGCCCGTCATCAACAGCCGCAGCGCGCACCGCGACTTCCTGAAGCGCAACGGCTACACCGAAGTGGGCAATGAGCGCGTCGGCCGGCAAGCTGGTGAAGTCCGCGGGGATTTCAATCTGCGCAAGGAATTGACGCAGGCCACGCGCGAAGTACTCGGGAGACAGAAATGATCGGCGCTTTCATGCCGCGCCTTCTGGCGCAACTTCAGCAGATCAAGATGCAGGCCATGCAGCAGGCGATGCAGCAACAACAACAGCCGCCGCAAGCGCCACCGATGCCACCGCAAGGCATGCCACCGCAACATTGATTGCCGCACAGATTCCCGCTACCTAGCATGTACCGCATGCAAATAAGCGGGGATTGGAAATGACGGTCGAAAGTCAGGTAGGCGAAACGGGCGAAGTCGAGCAGGAAACAGAGCTTTCTCTGCGCGACGAACTGGTCAGGAATCTCGCCGAATTGAAGGGCGATCCTGAGACTGTCGAACCCGTTGCAAAGCCGACGGAAACGAAGGTCGAGCCCGCTGACGCCGCACCGGAAAAGACCGAGACGAAAGAGGCAACCCCAGCCGAACCGTCAAACGAGTCGAAAGCCAAAGCCCCGCAATCCTGGTCGGCCGCCGAAAAGGCGCATTGGGACAAGATCCCGCCCGAAGTGCAGGCCGTCATTGCGCGCCGCGAAGAAGAAGCACACCGCGGCATCACGACGCTCGGCCAGGACGCAGCCCTCGGCAAGAAGCTGAAGGATGTCATTAACCCATACCTCCCTATGATCCGCGCAGAAGGCGGCGATGAAGCCGGCGCGGTTCGGGATCTTCTCCAGACTGCCTACATCCTGCGCACGGCAAGCCCCGAGCAGAAGATCGGCGTTTTCCGGCATCTGGCAGGACAGTTTGGAGTGGATTTAGCAGTCGCTGCTCAAGGCGTTCCACAGGTTGACCCTCAGTTGCAATCACTCCAGCGCGAGCTTGCTCAACTGAAAGGCCATCTGACGAGCGCCGAGCAGCAGCAACATCAGCAGATACAGGGGCAGGCTCAAGCCATGATCGAAGCCTTCGCTGCCGATCCTAAGAATGAGTTCTATGAACAGGTGAAGCCGCTCATGGCCCATCTCCTGGTCGCAGGACAGGCTAAGGATATGCAGGAGGCGTACGACATGGCGTGCCATGCGAACCCTGATGTTCGTTCCACAATTCTGACCCGCCAGCAGGCGGAATCAGAGGCGAAGCGGGCAGCCGAGGCGAAAGCCAAAGCTGATGCGAAGCGTAAGGCGGCAGGATCGATTAGCGGATCACCGGCGGGCACTGTCTCGACGACGATCGCAGCGAACCCGGACCTCTCACTACGCGATCAATTGCGGCAAGCGATGCGAGCCGCGACAACTTCGTAACCCCATTGGAGTCACATCATGGCCCTGCAAAATCCGTCGAGCACTCTCACGGAAATTGTCACGACCACGCTTCGCAACCGCACCGGGAAGCTGGCTGACAACATCACGAAGAACAACGCCCTGTTGTTCCGCCTCCGCAAACGCGGCAACGTCAAGACCGTCTCCGGCGGTCGGACCATCGTTCAGGAACTCGAATATGCCGAAAACGGCACGTTCAAGCGCTACAGCGGTTATGAAGCGCTGAACATTTCGCCGTCCGACGTGTTCACCGGCGCGGAATACAACTACGCGCAGGCAGCCGTGGCCGTCTCGATCTCCGGTCTGGAACAACTCCAGAACACCGGCGAGGAAGCGATCATCGACCTGCTCGAATCGCGTATCAAGAACGCAGAGAAGACGCTCGTCAACAACATCGCGCTCGACTGCTATTCGGACGGCACCGCTGACGGCGGCCGGCAGATTGGCGGCCTCGCGCTGCTCGTGTCGAACACGCCGACGACCGGCGTTGTGGGTGGTATCGACGCATCGACGACCGTCGGCAGCTTCTGGCGCAACCTGAAGTTCTCGGGTGTCACGGACGGCGGCGGCGCCACGACCTCGGCGAACATCCAGTCGTACATGAACCGCCTGTACGTGCAGCTCGTGCGTCAGACGGACAAGCCCGACCTGATCATCGCCGACAACAACTATTTCCGCCTGTATCTGGAATCGTTGCAGGCCATCCAGCGCATCACGTCGAACGAAATGGGCGAAGCGGGCTTCGACTCGCTGAAGTACATGAATTCGGACGTGGTTCTGGACGGTGGTTTCGGCGGCGGCGCACCGGCAAGCACGATGTATTTCCTGAACACGGATTACATCTACTTCCGCCCGCACGTCGATCGCAACTTCGCACCGATCGGTGACGACCGGTACGCAGTCAACCAGGACGCGATGGTCAAGCTGGTCGGCTTCGCCGGCAACATGACCACGTCCAATCGCCGCCTTCAGGGCGTTCTGATCGCCTAAAGGGAGAAACGAAATGTCTTTCATTGCATATGACAACACCCTGGGCGTCGTCAAGCTGACCGATGTCGATACGGTCGGTCCGGGTCCGGTCAACCTCGTGGCAGGCACCGGCGCGGGTCGCCAGTCGTTCTCGTTCGAGATCATGCGCGGCTATGACGCGGCATTGGGCGGCGGCGAATTCGTCTACGCCCAGGCAACGGGCACGATTGCGGCCGGTACGGTCTGCCAGTTCAACCAGTCGCTGACCAATGGCGCGATCATCAACGGCGCTGCGGCATGGGCTGGTACGGCCAATAGCGGCGACGTGATCGGCGTCGCTGTAGCGGCCATGACGGCCAATCAGTGGGGCTGGTTCCAGGTGAGCGGCAACGCCATCGTCACCTGTCAGGGTGCGCCGGTTGCAGGCAATCCGGTGTACTGGCAGGCCGCTGGTGTCGTCAGCCCGACCGCAGTCGCTGGCAAGCAGTTGCTCGGTGCAAAGTTCGCCACCGCGCCTGCTGTCACGCTCGGCACGGGTTCGAATGCGGTCGTCCTGTCGGCCACGCAGGCAGTTGTTCTGCTTGACCGCTGCACCGCACAGCCGGCTATCACGTAATTCTCGCTGCTGCATCTTCGCAGGGCTTCGGCCCTGCTCTTTTTCCTCATCTGGAGACTCATCACCATGGATTTCGCACCGGCGCGCATCACCGAACAGGGCAATTCGCTGCACGTCTCACACGGCGACGATAGCCGTCTCTACGTGGAATTCACGATGGAGGCCATCCATCAGACCGCGAAATCGGAAGAAGAAGGGCGCCCGATTTTCAAGGACGTGCCGCATGTGCGTATTCATTTTCCAGGTGACCGCACCAAACAGATTTTCCGTCCGGTGAAGTTCGAGGACGATCATCAGGGACCGGCCGATCCGCGCCGCTTCCCGCAGCAGTGGAAAGCCTTCGAGGCTCAGCAGGAACAGGTTCAGACGGGAACGCCGATCGAGCAATGGGGTCCGCTGACGAAATCGCAGGCGATGGAATTTAAGGCGATGCACATTCACACGGTCGAGCAACTGGCCGGTGTGGCGGACAGCAATCTGTCATGGCTCGGCGCGCGCGAACTGCGCGACAAGGCGATTGCATGGCTCGCGCAGGCTGACGGCGGCAAGGAAGTGAGCCGCCTCACTGCCGAGAATGCCGCGCTTAAGTCGGACGTGGATGACCTGAAGCGCCAAGTCAAGGAACTCGCAGCGCTCGCGCAGGCCGGCGCAGAATCCAAAGCGAAGAAATAAGACATGACCCAGCCCATTACCTCTCTTGGACAGAAAACCATCCTGCGGATCATTCAGGAGGTCATGGGCGACTTCGGGTTGCCGCAACCGACACAGATCATCGGCAACACGGACAAGACGGTCTCGCAGATGCTCATTCACGCGACGCGCGTCGGTGAGGATCTGGCAGCGCGCGGCGGTATGAATGATGGCTGGCCCGCGATGCGCAAGGAATACACGTTCAACCTCGTGGGGTACGGCGGTTATAGCGGCAACACGACCGCAGGATCGAACGTCATCACGAACATGAACACGGTGGCGAATATCGCCGTCGGCATGGTCGGCACGAGTACGGCGACGCCCTACGGTGTCACGGTGACTGCGGTCGATCCGGTCGGGATGACGGTCACGCTGAACCAGAGCGCGCTGAACACGGCGACCGGCGCGCTGTTCTCGTTCGGCAATGAAAGCTACGCGGTACCGACGGATTGCGACCACTTCATCCAGCAGACAGGCTGGGACCGGTCTTTCCGCTGGCAACTGGTTGGCCCGCTAAATGCGCAGGAATGGCAGGTGCTGAAGTCAGGGATCAGCCCTACAGGCCCGCGGCTGCGTTGGCGCCTGATGGATAACAAAATCTTCGTCAACCCGGTGCCGGCGTCTCTGGACAGCCTGGTGATGGAGTACTACTCGACGGGCTGGTGTCAGTCCGCCGCGGGGGTGCCTCAAACGGCATGGGCAGCCGATACGGATACGCCAGTGCTTCAGGACCGGCTCTTTATCCTCGGCATCATCGCGCGCTTCCTGAACCGCAAGGGCTTCGATTCGAGTTCTGCGCAGCGCGAGTATGACGATGCAGTCGAGGCAGCAATTGGCCGGTCAGGTGGATCGCGTGTGCTGCCGATCAACGCCCGCGCCGAGCCGCCGATTTTGATTGGATCGGCAAATTTGCCCGACACAGGTTACGGATCGTAAGCTATGCGCCGACCCGTCAACCGCGCGCCCCGCCTGCAAACAGAAACGCTTCCGCCGCCCGTCGGCGGCCTGAATACGCTAGATGCGGTGTCGAACATGCCGCCCACTGATGCGGTCATTCTGGACAACTATTTCCCCGGCACCGCAGATGTGCCGCTGCGCAATGGTTACCAGACGTGGGGCTCTGGCCTGACGAACGTCGAAACGTTGGCTGTCTATACGGCCGGAACGATCAAGAAGATGTTCGCGGTGTCGAAGGGCAACGTCTACGACGTGTCCGCGAATCAGCCGATCGGCGCCGGGAATGTCGTCGTTGAAGGCCCATTTGTGGCCGGCGCGCAGTTCACCGGCGGCGTCACGACGACTCTTCCGCTATCTAAAACCTACGCAAAGTCCGCCGACATCATAGTCCACTTCGACGGCCAGTATCAGGGCTACGACCAGTACACAGTAGGTCCGAACAGCATCACGTTCACGTCGCCGATACCGGTCGGTGTGAATCAGGTCTACATCGAGAGCATCGGCGCGCTGACAGCGAATATCGTTGCCGAGGGGCCATTTACCGGCGTCGGCGGTCAGACATCGCTCACCCTCTCCCAGCCCTACGCAGGCCCGACAAACCTGCTCGTATGGTTCGACGGCACGTATCAGGGACCTGACCAGTACACGCTCGCCGGCAAGGTGCTGACCTTCACCTCGGCGATTCCCACGTTCACATCGACGGTCTATATCGTTGCAGTGGCGGTCGGGAATGTCGTGCAGGAAGGGCCATTCGCTGCAAGTGGACAGACCACGCTTACGCTATCGCAAGGCTACCCGAGTTCGGCGAACCTGCTGGTTCACTTTGATGGCGTGTTTCAGAGCCCGGATCAGTACACGCTCAGCGGCAAGACGCTGACGTTCACCGCAGCGGTCCCGACGGGAATCAGCAAGATCTATCTGATAGCGATCGGCGCTCCAGTCGTCTCAGGGCTCACGAATTCCCGCTGGCAGTATGTGAACTTCAGCAACGCCGGTGCGGATTTCCTGGTGATGGTGAATGGGGTAGATGCGCCGCTCGTCTATAACGGCACAGGCTGGCAGCAGATTACCAACTCATCGACCCCGATTGCGATTACCGGCGTCGATCCTTCGACATTCGTCAGCGTCAACGTATTCGCCCAGAGGCTGTGGTTCGCCAAACTGAACACGACGCAGGCATGGTATCTGCCGGTCGGTCAGGTCGGTGGCGCGGCCAATGTGCTCGACATCGGTTCGGAATTGACGCTGGGCGGTTTCCTGGCTGGCATGGCGACATGGAACATTGACGACTCGGCGGGCCTGAATCCTTACCTCGTGCTGGTGAGTTCGGTCGGTGAAGCTGTGGTGTATCAGGGCTCCGATCCTTCGCAGGCGAATGCCTTCGGGATCTCTGCACACTTCCGCATTGGCGCGCCGACTGGCCGCCGCTTCTATGAGAAGTACGGTTCGGACATCGTATTCATCGGGGCGGACGGCCTGACGCCGCTCAGCAAAGCCTTGCTAAGCGATCGTTCCGAGCGCAATGAAACGCTCACGCGCAAGATCAGCCCGAGCGTTACCGCAGACGTGGCTGCGTATGGCTCGCATTTCGGCTGGCAGGTGATTCTGTATCCCGACGGCAATAAGCTGCTGGTGAACGTGCCGACGGCTGAGGATTCGGTCTCCTACCAGTACGTCATGAACACGCTGACGAATGCATGGTGCCGCTTCACCGGGTGGAATTCGACCTGTTTTGCCTATTACAACAGCGGCCTGTTCTTCGGCGGCCCGAACGGTGTCGCGCAGGCGGATGTGGGCAATGACGATGGCGGCAACGCGATCAACGCGGACATCAAACCGGCGTTCAACTATTTCAACATGCGTGGCGTGCAGAAGTATTTCAAGATGGTCCGCCCGGTGTTCCTCGCCAATTCGCCATTCTCGTTGCAGATGGATCTATCGGTCGATTTCAGCAATTCTTTGCCGACTTCGACGCCTGGATTCTCTCAGGGCTTCTCGACGCCATGGGACACAACGCCCTGGGATCAGGTGCCGTGGAACGGTGCGCAGATCATCCAGTCGGACTGGCAATCGATCGACGGTATCGGATACGCGGCGACCTACCGCATGCGAACCCAGACGAAAGGCGTGGCCTATTCAATCGAATCCGCAACTTTCATGTACGAGCCGCAGACACAGCTAACGCTCTGAATTCCCGCTATCTACACTAAGCGGCAGATTTTCCATCTTCATGCATGCGGGGTTCCCCGCGGTAAAAGATGCGCTCAGCAGACGCGCATCTTCGTCCAGCTTTGCGCATCGGGAAAGCACTGATGAAACGCATTGTCTGGGATCAACCCGAACGGATTATGAGGTTTGTCGCTGATCGCGTAGGCGAGGAATCGTTTCGCGATTACACGGCGCTTGGCCTTGAAAAAGACGGCGAACTGACCGCGGGCGTGCTGTTCACCAATTACACGCAGGCGTCGATCGTGATGCATGTCGCCTCTGATGGCTCGCGTCACTGGATCACGCCGGCTTTCCTTGCAGCCACCTTCCGCTATCCCTTTGTGCAGCTCGGTGTTCGTCGAGTAACGGGCCTCGTGCGCGCGGATAACGCGGATGCACAGCGCTTTGACGAGCACCTCGGATTCCGGCGTGAAGGAATCCTGCGCGAAGGCACGACGGATGGATGCGACCTGATTCTTTACGGCATGCTCAAGAGCGAATGCCGCTTCCTACAGGAGAGGCTGCGTGCGGCACTTCAACGAATTTCCTGATCTGCCAGAGCGCGCATTCACGCGCGCATTCGGCAAGAATCGGCCGGCGACGCTTGAAGGCGGCGGGAAGGGCGGCAGCGCGCCGCAGGCTCCTGATCCGTACAAGGTTGCGGACGCAACGACGCAGACGAACGAGCAGACAGCGCAGTTTAACAAGGCGCTGAACCTCAATAACTATTCGAACCCGTTCGGCTCGCAGCAGAGCAACGTGGTCGGCACCGATGCCACCGGCGCGCCGATCTACCAGACCACTATCAGCGCGAGCCAGCCGCTCCAGAACCTGCTGAATAGCTCGATGTCGGCGGCCGGCAACTCCAATGCAACCGTCGGCAACTCGATATTCGGGCTCGGCGGCATCAATTCTCAGCTCGCGGGACTTGGATCGCAGATCAGCCCGACTGCCGCGCAGGATGCCAACCGGCAGGGGCAGCAGGCCGCGTATGCCGCGCAAACCCAGTATCTCGATCCGCAGTTCAAGCAGCAGCAGTCGAGTCTGGAGTCTCAGCTTGCCAATCAGGGGCTTGTCCCCGGTTCGCAGGCATACGACAACGCCATGACGAATTTCAACAATTCGAAGAATCAGGCGTATAGCAATGCGGCGAATCAGTCGGTCCTGACGGGATCGCAGATCGGCTCGCAGATGCTGAACAACAACCTCGCCGCGGTGGGCGAGCAGGGCAATCTGCTGAACCAGCAGGGGGTGAATTACGGCCAGCAGGCATCGCTGTCCCAGCTTCCATACTCGCAACTGTCGAGCCTCGCGGGGCTCGTGCCTGGAAACACAGGGACCGCCCAGTCTGCGGCGAACCCGGCAAACATCGCGCAGGCATTCCAGAACCAGTACCAGGGTCAACTGAATGCATACAACGCATCGACCGGAGCGTCGAACTCTTCGAAGAGCGGGCTCTTTGGCCTGGGCGCTGCGGCTATGCCGATGATGGGGCAGATGATGTCCGATCGTCGTCTGAAAACGGATATTGAGGCAGTCGGCCCGCTGAAGGATGGCGTGAACTTCTACCGCTACCGGTATGTATGGGACGAACCCGGCACGGTGCGTCATGGCGTGATGGCGGACGAAGTAAAGCGCGTCGATCCGCAGGCTGTCGTCCGCACGCCGAGCGGCTTCGATGCGGTGAATTACGACCGCCTGCTGGGAGACTGATATGTCCTGGCTCTTTGGCGACTCACTGAGCGGCAACAACTACGAAGATCCGCTAGGAATGGCGGGCTCGAAGTTCCAGCGATGGACCGATCCGCTTTCGTGGATTGGCGGCCAGAAGTACATCGACCTCACGAGCAAAAAAATCCCCTCGCTGGTCAATGAGGGACTGTCGAAGGTCATCACGCCAATAGACAAGGCGACATCGTATATCGATCCGCTGTACTCGCAGACGGCCGGCATCCATAACTGGGTCGATCACAAACCCGGCTCGACCGTCGGCGCGGTGGTCGGCTCGATATTCACTGGCGGCGCATTGGGCGGGGCGCTCGGTGCGGGCGCTGGTGGTGCGGGCGGTGGCGCTGCTGCAGGCGCCGAAGGAGCAGGCGCGGCAGGTGCGGGTAGTGGAGGCTTGTCGGGACTGTTCGGTCTTGGCGGTGGGCTCGGTGCGGATGCAGGGGCTGGTGGTGCAGGGGCGAGTGGCCTGACTGGTTTCTTCGGCGGTCCTGCTGCCGTAGGCGACGCCGGCATGACTGGAACGGTATCAGCCGGCAGCAGCGGTCTCGGGACCGTAATGGGCGGCGACATGGGCGGTGCTCTTGGGTCGTCTCCGACCGGGCTCTTTAGCGGCCTTCTGCCTGGCGGTGGCATGAGCGGCACGGCAAGCGGTGCGCTTGGTGGTGGCATGTCGGGCGAAACCGCGGGCCTGTCGAACATCGGCGGCGCTTCGATGGGCGGCCTGAACATGGGCAACTTCACGAACCTCGCCCAGCAGGTCATGCAGCAGCAAAGCCAGCTTGCGCAGCAGCGCGCGAATCAGGCGAACAGTCAGCAGGACAACTCGACCGCCTACCAGAACCCTACGGCGACGCTGCTCGCTCCACCGCAGGCGATGCCGGCGCGCACCGGCTATGCCCAGACGCCACAACAGCAACTGGTCGGCCAGATGATGCTGCAAGGCATGGGCGGTCTCGGTCTGTACGGAGGATATTGAAATGCCGACTCAGCCCACTATGGGGATGAATCCGATGCTGGCGCTGCTGCCGCCTGACCAGCAGCAGAACCTGATGCAGTTGCAGCAGCAGCAGGCTATCGGGCAGGCGCTGCTTCAGCAGGGATTGCAGCCGATCGACACGAGCAATCGTCAGGTCGGCGGCATGGGCTATCGCATCAGCCCGCTCGAAGGTCTCGCCAAGATGGCGAACATGTACGTCGGCAACAAGATCTCGCGGGACTCGATGGGTCAGCAGGCGCAGATCATGGGGCAGATGTACGGGAATGCGTTCGGCGGTCAACCTCAGGCGCCCCAGGCTGCCCCGGTTGATGCTGGCGGAATGACGGGCGGCCAGTCTGGAGAAGGCGTCGTATCGGCTCCTATCGCAACGCCTGGCGCTGCCGATCTCGGCGCGGCGATGGGCGGCGGAACGCAGGTCGGCCCGCAGACACAGATGGCAAACGGCGTGCTGACGATGCCGGGGAAAACGCCGCAGCAGTCGATGATCCTTTACGGGATGCTGGGGCCTGAAGCCTACGCGAAGATGCTTGAAGCGCAGACCGCGCCGACGGCGGCCACGCTTGCCGCGCGCCAGGGTGGATTCGATCCGATGGTTGCGAACCAGCGGCAGTTCATGCACGACTCATACAACGCGCCGCTGACCGGAACTGGCACGTTCCGCGATCCCTATTCTCTCAAGCCTGTCGCATTCACTGCGTCCGATATTCCCGGCACGCGCCAGCTTTATGATGCGGCCGGCAACTCGGCCGGCGTTGAGCCTCTTTCTGGCGCACAGGCAGCGATGCAAGGGAATGCCGCGGCAACTGCTGCCGGTGGCGCACAGTTCAAGCCGATTCAGGTCTACAACCCGCAGACGCAGCAGATGGAGTATTCCAACGAAGCTGCGGTAACGAATCCGAGCGCGCCTGCTCCGGTACGCAACAACAACCCAGGCGCGATGATGCCTGGCGGAAAACTCGCGCAGTACCCGGATATGCAGACGGGCCTGAAGGCACTGGACGACAATCTTGCCTCCTATGGAAAGCAGGGTGTCAATACGCTTTCGGGCGTTATCTCGAAGTGGGCACCTCCCAACGAGAACGACACGCAAGCGTATATCAAGGACGTGTCGCAGCGCCTCGGCATCAGCCCGAACCAGAAGATCGACCTGTCGAATCCTCTCGTTCGTCAGTCGCTGAGCACGGCGATTTCCATTCATGAGAATGGCCCGCAAGGCGTCTTTGGTGGCGGAGCACCGGCCGCAGCACCTCCGCTGGGCGCGCAAGCTGGGGCAGAAACGGGCTCGCGCAACCTTCAGGATGAGTTGTCCAAGAAGTGGACCGATCTGAATGCGCAGAACCAGCAGGCGCAGGGCGTCATTTCCAATCTGCAAAACATCAAGACGCTCGCATCGAAAGCTGCGGTCGGCCCGCAGTCGGATCGGCTGAATTACGTCAACGGCCTGTTGTCTCTCGCCGGCAGCGAGAAGGCAACAGACGCGGTAACGGCAAACGACCTGCTGAACAAATACTCGAATCAGATCACCGCGCGCCTGAGCGCTGGCGGCATGGGTACAGATGCGGCGCGCTCAATCCTGCAATCGGCCTATCCGAACTCGCACATGACGCCGCAGGCGATCAACGAAGCGGCCGACAATCTTCAGGGCGCTAGCCAGATGATACAGGCGAAAACGCGCCTGCTTGCGCCGCTTCGAAATAAGGGCGATGCGCAGGGATACAACAACACAGAAATGCAGTTCGACCAGAACGCAGACCCGCGCATCTTCCAGTACGCGAATATGAAAGACCCGGCCGCGCGCGCCTCGTTCGCTAAAAATCTGATGCAGCAGGACCCGACGATCGTGAACAAGATCCAGGCTCTGCAAAAGCTGGGGGCACTCCAATGACCGATCTCGCCGCACAGTTCCTGGCTGATGCGGGCGCAGCGCCGGCGAGCGCGGGGGCTGCGCCCGCACCGGCGGCGACCGGTCTTGCGGCGCAATTTCTCGCTGACGCAGCGGCACCAGTCCCGGCGTCGGCAGCGGGCGGTACGGGAGCCGCGGCAAAACCCTCCGCTGCCGGGCAACTCGCGCATCAGTTGGGGCTCACGGCGCGCGCGGGCATTACCGGTATCACATCCTTGCCAGCGATGGCCGGCGACGCGCTCAATGCAGGCATCAATAAGGTATTCGGCACGCACCTTGCGCCCGTCTCGCAGTCGGTACAGGACATTGAAAACAGCATTGGACTTCCCCAGCCTCAGAACGCAACCGAGCGGGTAGTTCAGGACGCCACGAGCGCAATGGCAGGCGTCGCTCCGTCCGTCGGCATTGGCAAGATGCTCGCCGGTGCTGCTTCGCCGGTCGCGCAGGCAGTCGGACAAGGATTGCAGGCAACGCCCGGTGCGCAGATTCTCGGCTCTGCCGGTGCGGGTGCTGGTTCCGGCTCCGCACGAGAACTCGGGCTTGGTCCAGGCTATCAGATTGGCGCGGCCCTTCTTGGCGGTACTGCAGGGGTCGGTGCTGGCTCTCTTGCAACGGCTGGCGCGCGCGCAATCGCACCGCGCGCGATGATGGCCCCCAAGGTGACGCCGGCTGCCGCCGCCTCCCTCGCTGATTCTGGCGTCGATCAGGTGGTCAATGAGCTTGGCCCGCAAGCACGGCTTTCGTATGCGCCTGAAGCGTCGATGACGGGTCCGGTTGACCCGAACAATCCCGGCGCCATGATGTCGCCGATGAAACAGCAGGTTGCCGCGGCGATCCAGCAGAATCCCGGTCTTAGTCCTGCCGCCGCGCTGCGAAATCAGGACTTCCAGGCACTCGGCATTCAGCCGACGCTCGGCCAGATCACGCGCGATCCGACGCAGTTCGCGCAGGAACTGAACATGCGCGGCGTGAGCGGCGTCGGCGAGCCTCTGGCGAACCGGTTCAACCAGCAGAACACGCAGCTTCAGCAGGCGCTCTATGGGCTCGCTGGCAACCCTTCGGACACATATCAGGCCGGCTCTGCAATCAAGGGCTCACTGAAGGCGATCGATAACCAGATGTCGCAGCAGGTTAGCGAAGCCTACGCCGCGGCGCGCGCATCGAGCGGCAAGAATCTGGATGTTCCACTGACGGGTCTCGCGCAGGACTATGCACAAGTCCTGAACGACTTCGGCGACAAGGTTCCGAGCGGCGTGCGCAATAACTTCAATCAGCTCGGGCTGATGGGCGGGACTCAGCAAAAGACGTTTTCGATTGAGAACGCTGAGAATCTGCTGAAGGTCATCAACGCGAACCAGAGCAACGACCCGGCGACGAACGCCGCGCTTGGCACGCTTCGCAACAGCGTCAAGAACGCGATTCTCTCCGCTGACGACAAGGGCGGCGTCTATGCGCCGGCGCGCGCGCTCGCCGCGCAACGCTTCGCCTTGCAGGATCAGATCCCGGCTCTTGAGGCTGCGGCGACTGACAGCATCAACCCTGACGACTTCGTGCGCCGGTATCTCATCGGCGGGAAAACGGATCAGGTTAGCGCGCTGGCGAATCTCCTGAAGTCGCACGATCCTGGCGCCTTCAATGAGGCGCGCAGTCAGATCGGCGCGCAGCTCGCGCTGAAGGGGTTCGGGAATAACGTCGCCGGCGATGCGCCGTTCAAGCCTTCCGGCTATGCGCAGCAGATGCAGGCATTCGGCCCGACGAAGCTCGCGGCGTTCTATACGCCCGACGAACTGGCGCAGCTCAATGCAATCGGCCGCGTCGGCTCGTATATGAACGCTTTCCCGTCGTCGGCGCCGGTCAACACGTCAAACACGGCTTCTGCCCTTGGTTCGCTCGTCGGCTCGGGGGTGAAGAAGATTCCGTATGTCGGTGGCCTGATCGAGAACGCGCAGAACCGCGCGCTCGTGAATCGGGCTTTGGCAGCGCGTCTTTCAGATGCGGCGCAGCAGCCGGTTAATTCCCCGACGCAGAACGCCTTGGGGGCGCTGCTGTTGCAGCAGGCGCCACGCACGCCAGGCGGTAACCGATGACTTCAGGATCACGTAAATGGCGACACACATCATCGGCGCGAGCGCCGTTATCGAATTTTGCATAGGGGTCTGAGATGCCTTTTAACGGTTCCGGGTCGTTCAGCACGGTATACAACTGGCAAACGGATGCAGCCAATGGCCTGAATATCAGCTCGTCGCGCATGCAAGGTCAGGACGCCGATTTCGCCGCCGGCCTATCCATCTGCATGACGAAAGACGGTCAGCAGCAGGCCGCGGCAAATCTGCCGATGGGCGGCTTCACGCTCACGAACATTGCGAACGCAACGGCACAGAAGCAGCCGATCTCGGTTCAGGACTTCCAGAATGGTACTCCTACCTGGCTCGGAACAGTGTCGGGAACCGACACGATTACAGGTGCCGCGAATATCGCGCCGTCAGCCTATGCGCGCGGGCAGCGATTCCGCTTCATTTCTGCCGGCGCCAATACGACTTCAGCCGTCACGCTGAACGTCAACGGGCTCGGCGCGGTGAGCGTCACGAAGCTCGGAGCAACAACTCTGGCGGTCGGTGACATTCGTTCAGGTCAGATCGTCGAAGTGACCTATGACGGCACGAACTTTCAGGTATCGGGCTCGACTGGTGGCCGCGGCTCCCTGCTGAATATCCAGAAGATCACAGCGAGCGGGACTTATACCCCGACTCCCGGCGCTACTGCCGCGCGCGTGCGTGGGGCTGGTAGTGGTGGTGCGGGCGGTGGTGGAGCGGCTACAGGAGCATCCCAGACATCGGCTGGTGCTGGAGGTGCATCCGGTTCATACGGAGAGATCTGGATCGCAAGCGGACTCTCAGCACAGATGGTCACGATCGGCGCCGGTGGAGTCCCAGTATCCGGCAACACCGGCGGCGCCGGTCAACAGTGCTCGTTCGGCGCATTGCTTGTGCTGCCAGGCGGCCCCGGCGGCATGTCCACGCTTGCCTCGACAAGCGCAGTGTTTGCTGGCCCCAACGGACTTGCGGCCGCTCCATCAGGAAGCGGCACGTTCCTCACTTCCAGTAACGGACAGGCCGGCCAAATTGGCGTCGGCGGAATTTCTGCTCCGATCGGAGGCTATGGCGGTCAGACACCGCTTGGATCTTTGGGGCAGGGCGGTCTGGGTGCGGTTGTTTTTCCGAACAATTCCGCTGCGGCAGGCGTAGCAGGTAATACAGGTGGATTCATTGTCGAAGAGTATGCATAACGGGGAAATAAAATGCTCAACTTCATCTTGAGATACACGATGAACTGGCTCCTGCTTCTCGACCGCGCGTTAAACGTGGCGGGCGGTGGGTCCAGCGATGAAACGCTCAGCAGCCGCGCCGGCAAGGGCATGAAGGAAGGAAAGCGCTGGGCCTGCGTGCTGTGCAAGTTTCTGAATATCTTTCAGAAAGACCATTGTCTGAAGTCGATCGACGCGGACGACGGCAAGAAC